CCCTACTGTAAATCTTGGCAAATCTGCTGACTTTGCTACTAGCCCCAATTTACCTTTTTGTTTTGTATACCACTCTTCGTCAATGGCTTTAAAGGGGCCTTTTTTGCCTTGGCCCATTGCTGGATTTAATCCAATTTCTATGAAATAACTCCACCCTGCTTTTGGAGCCATTCCGTATGCACTATCGACATATAATCTACTTGCATGTTGATAATCACGAAGATATCCAGTATCGGCAAATAGGCCGCCGGCAAAGTCGCTTAAGAATTTGGTAAACATGTTTGACATAGCATTATTTATGCTCCGTCAAACCACCAAAATTAAGGAAGCAAATTCTGGTACATTTCTACCACAGCTTCGGCAGTAGGACCAAGATAGTCATTGTTTATAATTTCAAAATCTATAGAATCTTTCCAGAATAATCTAAGTTCTGTAGTAGCGTTTTCTTCTATAGTAGTACCATGTGGGTACCATGTTAGAGTTTCTATGAGATTGATTTTTGGATACCCTACAAGTTTTCCCTGTTTGTTATCAAATATCCAACGGTGATGTATCCCGCCCCTATATTGATCTCTATACTGTAATTCGTAATATTTGCTGGGTACCGCTATAAAACCTTCTTTGGCAATTCGCGGCATATATTTTAGTGCGGCCATCGGATATGCAATATCCTCTAAGGTATGTGTACAATTACAAAAATCAAACTTGCCGTGCTGTTCTACATACTCAAAAATCTGTACCCAATCTTCATATGAATTCATATCTCCTAAAAAGGAATGTTTATTTTCTAAATTATTAGGACGGAGATCAAAGGTATGCGTTAATAAACTAGGATTAAATGGGTTATGACTAGCACCGATATCAATTAAAGTAAAATTAGGATTACGTTCCTTTAGCATTGATACATGATTAAGGACTTCCGGTCGGCCATATAATTCTTCTCGGTGTATGTATAACTGTTGTGGCAAAATATTCTCCGTTGTAAAAAGACGTATATATTTAAGTATACACGGTTTTAGGAAAGACACAACTGGAATTTAGTTCGAACATCCTTCACCAGTTAGGATAGTCGAAAGTTCAATTTTATTAGCTAGCAATATTTTACTGGCCAACTTACTGCCTGCTTCAACTTTGATCTCAAGATTATATGCTACTCGTTTATTTCCACTAATTTCAAATCCTTTAATACCTCTTTCGGAGGCAAATGTCTCCTCATAATATCGACATTGTTTATCAAGTACCTTGTTATTTTCATCGTAGATAGTTGCTACTATCCAAGGAGTATTGCTTAATCTCGAAGAGATGGTTAGAGCCAACGTCCGATCATTAAAATAAAAGGTATTAACTGCGGCAAATATACTGTCTTTTTCTCTTGAAATAACCGTGACTGCTGTGTCAGTTCTTTTATCAACTGCGATTACCGTCATTGCTTCTTTTAAAGCTATTAGATATTTTGGATTCCAACTAATGATAAACGGAACTGTGATAACTGCATCTCTATCTTTATCAATAAAGATTGTTGGTTGAGATTGTTCGATAATAAATGCCCGCTTTGGATAGTCGTTAACAATTTGACTTACAAACTTGTCTGCCGAACTGCGCTCCCTCAACAGAGACTGATACTGGGTTCCAATCACTCCCCCACTAAGACTTTGTTGATCCTTACCTGCATTTAATTTTTGATCGGCCATCTTGCTGGGTCTAACCCAAACATCACCCCATACTGTGTAACCATTGTTATCTTGGACTACGTTGGTAATGACATATTTTTCAATATAACCTGCACTGTAATTTCCTATTTCATCTTTGGTAAGACGTTTTTTATTAGCTTCTAAATTAGAAGTTACAACAATTCCCGAAACCTCCTCTATGGCCTTACGATGAAGGTCTGCGTTAGCTTCGGTTGGAGTGCGGCCTTGGCCTACGGCCTTGACCATACGGGTCTCCTGGGCCGAAGCACTAGCGGCGATAACAACCGCTAGTGTAGCAATGAGCCGTTTCATTGGAAGCGTTTACGTAGCTGGGCGGCGGCGCGATCTGATTCAAGATCCCAACGGATAGTAACCGAAATCTCTTGCTGGCCCACCGGCTCTTCCTTGATTGTCTTGAAGCCTTTTAGAATTGCTTCTGCATTTGCACTAATATTACGAGTAACAGTACGAGCGGTATCGTTTGCGTTTTCGCGATTGACTGTATTAAGTTGTTGAGCTTCTTTATCAGTCATTACACTCTTGTCCGATGTAATAGAGTCCTTGGCTTTCTCAATGTGTTTAGCCATAACTGTAGTTACACGGTTACTGGTAATCTTTTCATTTAAGAAATGCGCCACGTTTGCGCTGGCTTCCATACGAGCCACTTTGCGGGCTTCACCGACTTGTACGGCAGTGGCACCGTTAGTCCACGCAACTGCTGTTGATTCGATTGAAACAACGTCACACTCTGACTTACCAAACTTGTACCAAGCACAATCTGTTTCAATCTTAATGCCTTCGCTAACAAACGAAGTAGACAGTTTCTGATTACGAATTGGCTCATCGGGATTAACCGATTTAGTTGTTGAACAACCAGCCAAAACTGCTGTAATTGCTAATGCTGTAAGTGTCTTTTTCATTTTGCCAACTCCTGTGATTGTGTTTTAACTGTGTCTACGCCTCGATCCATAATACGAGCAATGCCGGAAAATCCAACTGTTGCTAGTACCAGTCCAAAGACTGTACCAATAATAAACTGCTTCATAAAAAACTCCTCTGTGTGTTGAACATGTAACTATTGTATGGTAAAACCGCATCTATGTCAAGACATTTTGGCAGAATATTTTACCAAAAAAAAAGACTACCGAAGTAGTCTTTTTTGGATTGGTTATGTATTAACCTGTAGCTAAGGCACCAATTGTACGTCCAATTGACTCGCCTAGACCTTTTGGAGTGTCAGAGCCGTCAATCTGCATAGCATTGTCGTATTTGAGAGTTAATGTAATATCAACTGGATCGCTACTAGAATAATCAGTATTTGAGTAAACCGTATTTTGGACATAACAACCATACATTACAAATGTTTCCAATACGCCAGCACCTGCGTTACCGCCATTGCCACCGTCTAACAATTCGATTCTGGCTGTGAACTTATAATCAATGCCGCTTGCCGCAGAACTTTGTTCAAAGAAGTCAAATTGTTTCTGGATTTGTGAACCAACTAATTTGGATACGTTACCCTGCACATCATCACGAACAACTAGAGTAACATCTGCCCATGTATAACGGCCAGCATAATTAATTTTGCTGTTATACACATTTAGTTCAATGTTATCAAAACTTACACCAGGACGAGTAACATTCATTACTTGCTTGGTCAATTCTGTGCTGGCATAACCAGCGCCAAAGTTTTCTAATGTCACTCTAAAGCGATATTTTAACTTGGGCATTAACAGACCTTGTGCGGTGCTACTTTGACCACCTGCAGGTAAAGGTACTGTAAAATTCTTTAAACTTGATAATGATGCCATCCTGGGCTCCTTGTTCTCTTATATTTACTCAATTATTTACCGGCAGCAATGTCACCAGTATTCTTCAAACGTAATGGAATGTAGATAAACTCTACGGCCTTAACTGGCTCAATAGCAATATCTAGATATAGTTCGTTACGATCAATTCTACTTGGAGTATTGTTAGACTCGTCGCATACAACAATAAAGTCATATAGAGCACGTTGTCCTACCAATTCTAACATTAGACTTTCTGCGGTCTGTTTAATTTCGTTACGTGTAATTCTGTCATTAGGTTCAAACAAGAATGGTCGAGCCAATAAATCTAGTTGTCTACGTAGGTAAGCAACTAAACGAGCTACGTTAACTCTGTCCAATGAACTAGCATTCTTTGCCCTAGTCTTTTGACCAAATACAACTAGACCTGCACCAGGTAGGGTTGCAATTGGATTAATGCTTACATCTTGTAGTACATTTCTTAAACTTTCAGGAATTGGTGATTGTTGGAATTCTCCATCCTTTAAATAACCAACTGCTGTTGCGTTATCAACTCCACCACGGCGTGTACCTGCTGGTGCAAACCATGGGTAGCTCTTTTGATCGCTACTGGCAATAGTTCTTAAAATCATGTGACTTGCTGGAACAACAATAGCATTACCAGTATTATCATTGGTATAACCACTTGGATAATACATGGCTAGATATTCATCGTGTGTTACAGAACCTGCATCACCGTTGTCTAATGCCGTAGTACTCGAACCCCAGGCACGTAGATCAGATCCGTTTGCCGCAAGTCTGTATGGTGTATCACCAATAACAAATCCTGTTAAGCCCCTTGATACATTTAATCCAACCATGTTAGCAATAGCTTCTGGATAACCAGGACATGCTAATAAGTTTACTACCATCGTATCAGTATCTCTAATATTTTGATTTGTGTCAATCAAGGCCTTGAATGCCTTGGTAACAAAACCTCGTTGTGCATGACGTCCAAATAATCCAGAACCATCTTCACGGTTACCAGTTGCATTAACCCAACGTGCTGTATTGTATTTTGGTTGGGCTGTAGAGCCGTCCATAATTTCATTACCGTAACGTAGATTTTTGCCTTCATTAGCAGTAATGTCAATAGCGTTATGCAAATACTTCTTAACGTTATTGCCACTGCGACGAGTATTCCATAGACGCATACCCTGTGGATATAATACTGGATCTGGAGCGTCTGGATCCACATAATTGTATCTTAGTAATTTTTGTACACTGTCTGGTTGTACATCGTCACCTGCGCCACTCCAGCGAGCATCGGCAAATAACCAACCAGTTGGTGATGTATTATCTGCGGTATCTTGTTTAATCCATTTTATTAGTTGAGAACTCCATACATATATATCCAGTCCATACATTTCGGGATCAGAACTATCAATCCAAATATCGCCATCTACTAACGGTGTCCCGTCGCTTTGGCCGTCATCTTTGTTTGGAGCAGTTGCCTTAATGATAGGCCCATTGGGGCTGGATGTCGGGAAAGCATTTAGATAACCAACCCATTGAGTACCGTTATGATACATAATATCAACTTCGTCGTGAACAGCACTATACCATAATTGGCCGTCTGCTGGCTCAGTTGTAGGAACATGCTTAGATGCAACTACTGTAGAAGTTAGTAAATCAATCGGTTTCCAGTTACTTGCTTTTAATGTATATGGTGTTACATAAGTTCCTGTTGGATATAAGTTTGTCGCATAAGTGCCGGCGCCCGAATCGTAGAAACCTACGTTATACAATGGTAAACTTCCACCGTCAATCATGTAGAAATCCCCACCTAACTTGTGCGTCATTTTTAACACACCAGATGAAGCATCATAACTTGCACTAACATTCGTTAGTCCTGCGGCACTTACTGCTGCCGCAAAACCTGCAATACTACTTGTAGTAATAGTAACAGTTCTTGGTGTAGATAAACTACTGCTGTTTGCGGTAGTTTCAGCAACCTGGAAAGTAGCTCCGGGAACAAATGTTTTTCCTGCTGCCACGGTTACTGCAATTGTAGTTGGACTAGAATTGCTTCTTCTGTACACCTTGAAGTCGGCTAATGTTGGAGCAGTTGTAGTTCCAGCACCTTCGTTATAGTTACTTTGAACAAATAATGTTCCTGCTGGGATGTTTGTTCCACCAGTGCTATCCAACGATGCAGTCGCCTGTTGCGAAGTTGCATATATAGGAGACGGAACTGACTGCCATACTTTAGTTGTAGCATTATAATATTTAATAGCCCAACTAGCACCTAGATTAGGAGAAGTTGTTTTAATATATACGCTTCCTGTTGCCGCGCCACTGGTTCCATATTGAGGAAATTGAGTGTGCGAAGCAATTGTTATACTAACAGGACCATATGTTCCTGCTGTTAGTCCTAATGTTGCTAGGGTGCCACCGGTGCGATTGGCTAGTACAATTTTACCATTAGGGGGGGCACCTAAATCTGACTGTGCCGTGCCGTCTGCATATAGGTATAGGTATGTTCCATCTGTTTTTGCACCAATGCCTAACTGAGGCATTTGGGTATTAATTGATGTAGCAATACCGTTAGCAGTCACATCGGTTAATGTAATTTCAGCACCGTTGATTGTTAACTTGTCTCCGGGATTAGCGTTGCCAATTAATCCCTTAACAAGAGGCCAGCTAGACTGCCAAGAGTTACTTGTAAATGACGGACCAACAATTGGTGCACCAAAATTACTTTCAACCTTACTACCAACTTTAACCCAAAGATTATTAGCATTTTTATAATAGATAGAATCTTCGTTCATGCTGGTTACAACAACTACATAATCGCCAATGCTACCAAAACTTGGTACAGGAACTCCTGCTAAATCAGTAGTAGCATCTACATTATCGTCATCAATAACTAGTGGAACTTTATTAATAAATGTTTTAGTTACTTTGTTCCATTCTTCAATGCCAAAACGCGAACTTGTAGTATCAATCCAATATGTTCCTGCCGCAGGCATGCCGCGCGGTTCGGATGATGTTTGTACGATTTGTGCCAGATCCACGTCAGCACGTACGACATAAGCACGACTACTGATGCCTAACAAACTGTATGCGGCTTGTAGGCCGTATTCGTTTAGTTCGCCACCGTGTACGGGATTACTATTCGTATCTGTGTAGAATAAAGGAGTACCAAATGTATCTGTAAGGTCACGTTGACTAGTAATAGTCCATACTTT